ATACCGCCCGTAGTTTTTAATGCGTAAAACCTCTTTGACATAGTGATCTAACCTGTTTGCAGAGGCTAAAGCTAAGACCTGACTTATTTGACTACCCAAGCCTAAACCAACATCACCAAAAGCATTAACAAAATGCTCTGATAGTTCTATCAGCTTTTCGTCCGTTAGCTCTTTGCGTAAGGCCTGCTTCACTACAGTGTGAGAAACATTATCAAAGAATTTGCTAAAATCGAATAAGAGTATATAGCCGTTGTTGCCGTGCTTTCGATAATGCCTGTGCAAATGGTGCGTAATTCTGCGTATAGCAAAATCATAACCCTTGTGTTTCATTGAAGCACCATTATCATAAATAAAGGTGCGACAAAGTAACGGAACAAGAGCGTAATCACACAAGCAACGCTGTACCACTCTTTCACCGATTATAGTTGAGCGTATATGCCTTTTCTTGCCCCTCTCGTATAAATCAAATTCATAAAAGCCGGGGCTTCGGAATTGTCCTGTTTGAAGCTGCTTATAGGTGTGTAGCACATTCAACGGTGCTTGTGAAATATAGCGTTGTACGCTTGATTTCCACGCAACACCTCTGCGACAGCATTTGTAAGCGGTATACAAATGCTGATAACTGAATACGCTGTCAAAATTATCAGCCTCAGAGTATTTAGCTATTTTCTTTTCCTGCCGTACAGCTTTACGGCGTTGGTATCTTGCTTCTTTTCTTTTTTTGCTCGTCATATAAAAATCACCACCTCGTACACTTTTCGACAGGTTACATATAAGTGCATAACGTCAACGGGCATAAAATGTAGGATAACCTGCAACCCACACTATGCAAGCAGCGTCCGCCCGGACGTATCAAGGCGTATATTTACCTTTCGGAAGGTCAAGCACTCCTTCTCTCCTGTCTGGACTGATTTCACCGCATACGGTTACTTTGTCTGCCTTGAGAGGAGCCGAACGCAACGCCATTACTGTTGTTGGCGTTGTTGTTGTTGCTGTTGCCGTTGTTGTTGACATTGCAAAAGTTCGTAGTGTTGCTGGCATTAGGTGAACGAAGCCACCAGTTGTTGGCTGTACCCTCGACAACGATACATAGTACAGTGCTTAACCTATTTTGTATTTTATTTATCGGGTAAGTTTTTATAGCGTTCCCGATCCGATTTCATAACCGCTTTAACAAGACGGATTTCATAATCAACAATATCAGCCCAGTATTCAAGCGTTTTAGGTTCAACACCGAAAAGCTCTTGTGCTACCTCTAATTGAGATATAATACTGTAAAGTTCAGCATTGGCGTGCAATAAATAATCACGCCGCATCTGCACCTCGTGTTGATTTATAGGGTAGATACTGTTAGCTTTCTTTACATCCTCATAAACACGAACAGCCGCATTAGCAAGCGGCTGTGATACAAAGAATGTGTATCTCTTAGGAAAATTAACGCATTTTTGTATTGTGTATATTTGTAACTTTCTCGCTGTGATAAGAAATTCCATATCGGATGTAGTGCGTTTGCTCTTAATAACGGACATTGTTTTACCTCCTTTTCTGCATTTAATGTGTAGCTTTCTCACCTTTTATCTGGCCCCACAAAGGGGGCCAGATAGTTAGATAAGACAGATTAAATACAGAAGCCGAACGCAACGCCATGACTGTTGCCGGCGTTGCCGTTGGTGCTGCTGCCGTTGGTGCTGACAAAGCAAAAGGTCGTAGTGTGGCTGGCACTAGGTGAACGAAGCCACCAGTAGTTGGCTGTACCCTCGCCGTTGTAGTACTTCTTGATACGGCTGTTGTAGTCCGTAAAAATTGCAAAGGTTTTTGTTTCGGCATCTACGTCAACTTCATTTTTGTAGGGTACATCAGTAGTATTGAATCCTACTTCGGCTTGAGAGAACAGGAAAAGTTTATCTTCGGATGTAACGATATTTGCGGAAGTGTTGCCCTCAGAGGATAGTACCTTAACTGTTTTGATCATAGTTTTCCACTGCTGCGGTAAGTTTTTGAAAACTGTGTCGTTAAGGTATGTACGCATCTTTGAAACAGGCCATCCGCCAACATTAGTGTTGTCGCCGTTCATTTGATAAACTGCATTCATGATACCCTTCATGCCAAAAACAATTTCTGCAAAATCACCGCTATCGTCTGCCAGTTTGTAATGTTTAAATCCGTACACTTGCACAACGATTTCGCTATCAACAAAGGCTGTAGTATTTGGTACGATCTTAACTTCGTCACCGACATTAAAGTAGTTTTTCGCAAGCCCTGAAGTCATAATACCGTAAAACTCCGCAAGTGAGTAACCGCTATTGTCGTTCGGATCATCAGAGTACAAATAATCATAATTTGTAGCTACTGCGTCAGGCAGCTTGGGTGAAATGAAAGAAGCGTGTACATCCATATCAGAAACAATTTCATTTGTGAGAGCGTCCCAACCTACCCAAATTGCACCTGTTTCAGATACAAGATCATCACCTCTATAAGCTATCTCGCCTCTTGCGTCAACAATATCGGTTTGGAGCAGTGCTGTGCCGTTCCACCACCTTACTGTATACTGTCTTGTAGTTTCACTGTAGACGGCGGTAACTTCAGTATCAGCAAGAATGTAGTTAAAGGCTTTGTCCCAACCAATAAAGGTGTACACATTGTCTACAGTCGGCTCTTTAGTAGGTGCGCTAATCAGTCCGGCAGTAACAGGATTTACAGCAGATCCGTACTGTCTGACAGTCTGCTCATTAAGCACTTTGCCGTCAGTATCTTTGAATGTTACCGTGTAACTGTCAACCATTGTTCCATAGGTCACATTCAAATCAGGGAATTTAGCAATAATTTCTGTGATTTCTTCTTGTGATACAGAATCAATGTAACAAGAGCCGCCGAGTACAAAGCTACTTATGTTGTTACCTGCTTCGTCAAGTCCGGCAAGAGCAGATAGCCTCATAAGAATATCTGCGGTATTCACGGACCAAGCAATGTCAGGCAAACGTCCTCTTGTAAGCCCCGTGGCGGCGTTTACAACGTTTAGGGTGTTAATACCTGCGCAGTTCTCTACCCAAAGAGTACGTAGCTTGCTACCGTCCATAGAGAACGATTTTACAGAGGTCAGACCTCTTGCAATCAAGCTGTTCACTGCTGAGAGCGCAGCTGTTTCAATCGGTGCGCCGACAGCAAAGGTAACGCCTGTAACGCCTGAGCTTGTCAAATACAACTCAGTAAGAGAGGTAAGGTGCGTAAGGTCAAGAGCCTGTGTAAGCGCCGGTGTTCCTCTAAGGTCAAGATGTTCAAGCATAGTGTTGTTGCCAAGACCGATAGCTGTAAGGTTGAGGTTTGAATAGCCGTTAGCGTCTGAGCCCGCTACAAATTTACGCAATCTGTAAGCATTGCCGAGGTCGATATACTGACAATACAGCCCCGCAATAGAGCTGATTTCAACAATATTTGAGCTTGCATATAAATAAATTTCAGTATCATTTAGAGCTGATACAGGGCAAACAATGGGATATGTTCCACCTCTCTTAGCTCTAACCTTAACGCTGAGAGAGCCGTACTTAACAATGATATACATATCTGCATAAGGCGTAATAGCCATATCACCCGTAGGCACAACTCCTGTGTAATTCAGAGGTGTGTTACCTCTGAATGTAATAGCGTCAGAGGTTGCAACAGAGCCGTAGTATTTAGTGGAGCAATAAACCTCTTGATAAGTTTCAAACTGTGTACGCTGATCCTCTTTATTTCCCTGCATCATATCAATGTAAGCGGTATTGCCGTTATTGATATAAGGGTTAAAGTATTTCTTCCACATATCCTCAACTACAAGAGCTTCAGGTCTTGTTTCCTGATGTGCTTTGAATTTAGCAAGAATACGCTGAGCGTTCCAAGCACCGGCAGCTTCACAAGTCTTAAACATAGCTTCAAGGTCATCTGCCATATACTCACGCATATTGCACCAAAGAACAGAATCGGCGGCGTTGAAAACCATTTTAGTACCAATAGTGTCTGTGTCCTCAAGACCGTATGTAAAGGTCAAACCGCCTTCGTTGTCATTGCCTTCGCCGGTATCGTTATCGTAGTCCTTAGTAACATTCCAACGATAGCCTTTAACACTGTTATCATACTCACAGCTAAAAAATACATTTTTAGCACGGTTATCAATCATACAGTGTCTTTCAGTAAATACATAATGGAATGTCATAGAATCCTTGCTGAAATAGTCCCCAAACTCAGCCTTAAACTTAGCACCTCTGTACAATGCTGTATCGTTTGTGTAAGTTGTACCACCCAGTGTAACGGATTGTCCTAACGGTGCGTTTGTAGCTGCTGTAGTATCAGTTGATACAACCCAAGAGAGCATTGCTTGAAAAGCCGCCTTGTTGCTATCAGTGGGCTTTTTCGGGTATCTAAATTCAAAGTTGCCGTCCCCGTCAAATTTTTCATTTGTAAGATCGTCAGACTTAAAACGGCACTGCTCACTTGTATTGTTCAAAAACTCAACGCAGCACTGCTCACTGTAAACACTGTTATCCTGACCGAACACAGCAAAATTCTTTTTACTGTTATTCATATCGCCGTTGCCATAAAGCATTGTTTCATTAGGTGCAAGCGATATAGCGCCGACAGTTATAACAGAGCTTGAAGTATTAGTGAAGAATACTGTACAGGGGTGTCCCTCAACTGTATCTCTAACTCTGCCGTCAGCCTGTCTTGCCGCCGTCTTAAATGGGTTGTAGGTGTTGTAATCGTCAGCCAAACATACATTGTTAGCGTTTTCGGAGGAAGCAACATTCAGCTTAATATTAAAGTAATTAACAGGTATGCTGTTCTCTGTCATTGCATATTCTGTAATCGTTTCGCCGTTTCCGTTCGTCCAAACTGCGTTACTGAAGTCAAGGTCAAGGTTAAATGCCGCCTCACCGTAAGCTGCCGAAGAAGTACCCTGAGCTTTCATAATAACATTTGTTGCTGTAAAGTTATATTCAGCACCGCCAAAGGTGTAAATCAGTTCTACGCTACAAGTAACAGAATCAGATTTACCCGTAGTCATACGGTCAGCAGCAATCCTGAGAATACGGAGCTTAGGGTTAGCAGCCGCAAGAGCCGGAATGTTAATTGTGCCGTTATCGTTGAAAATATCGTTGCGCTCATATCGTGCAACCATTTCCTCAACATTGCCACAGTCGGCAACATAGTTATCAAGCACTTCATAACGGGTAAGGCTGTTGTTGTACATTTTCAAGCGGTAAATCCATACATCACAGTCGGCAGAGCCGATAGTAAGCAGTTTTGTACTTGCCTGCGTCCAGTTATCATTTGCCGTATAGGTAAACGCTCTGGCAGGTGTACCACGAAGCCATACAACAGCAAGACGGTTTTCGTTAGAAGCCTCAATGTTAATATCCATTTCAATTTGTGTGTTTTCACAGTATGGAATGGTAACGGATTTAAGCTCAGAGCTTAATACCGCTTGCTGTGCTTGCAATTTCAAGCCGATACCGTCATCAGATACGCAGTTAAGAATTTCTGCGTCATAATCACGAACATTGACGGCCTTAAATACCGCTTTAATCTCTTTACCGTCCTGTGTAGCATTATCATTGAAAAGGCTACAGTCAGCAGTGATATAAGTACCACGCTTAACAACAAAAGCGGTAACGCCGTCACTATCAAGCTGAAACCCTCCGTTAATCCAGTCAAAATTAGGCGAATATGTAAACGGATGATTTACACCTTCGCCGTCTTTATAACCAAATGTATTACGGTCATTTTCGCTGTTGCTGTGTCCTGTCGGGTCAATATCAAGCACCAAGCCGTTTGTAACGGCGTTAATATCGTAGCCCAAAGATGTTACTGTCATTTCGATAGGTGCAATAGCTGTACCGACTTCAATAGAGAGGGTGTTTGTGCCTGTCACAGTAGCACGATAAGCCCAAGTCTGTACGCCCTTGTCAACAGTAAGTGTGTTAATAACAGTATCGCCTTTTTTCAGCGTTACTTCAGTAGTAAGGCTTGATGGATCGTAAGCCATATATCTGATAGAAGCTGTTGCAAACTGAGCTACGGTAGGTGTGCTATCATATACGGCAACAACCTTTTGTGTATTTCCTGCGACAGTCCAAATACCCACGTGCTTGAGGGCTGGTGTAGTGATAACCTCACCATTAGCTGTTGTTTCAAGCCACGCTGTAACGGTGTGTGAGCCGTGAGCCTGTGCAGGAATAGTAGTTGTAACTGTTCTGCCTGTGGTAGAAACAGAAGTGTTGTAGATTTCCTCACCGTCAACAGCCAAGTGAATAATCTTAGTGCCGTCACCTGTGGGGATAAGACGCACTGTAACGGCTGCGCTGCCGTGTGCTTCAAGCTCATCTAAATTCCAAGATAGGTTGAAAGTGGTAACGGCGATAGTCCAAGTGAAAGACTTACTATTACCGTAAGCGTCCTCGATAGTCAGCTTAACGGTATTCGTAGATGCCGCCACAAGGTAGTTAGTAACATTAAAGCTGTTATCCCCCTGCTGTACTATCTGTGTAGCAACCTTAGTGCCATTCACATACCATAGAGCAGAGCCGTCACCGATGGGCTCGTTATCGTCACTGTCCGTAGCAGTCCAGCCGTACAGCATATTAACTGCTGTGCCGTCCATAACGCTGAATGAGCGGGAAGGCATACGGTTTGTAATGCGGATAGTAGAGCCACCGGCACTACCACCGCCACCGCCTCCACCTGTGCCGGAAAACGGACCTAACGGACCTGCAACAACCTCATCATTAGAGGTTAAGTACAAATAGCCGTCAGTAACGTAAGCGTCATCTACCTTAGAAGCAATTTGAGCCTGCATATCTGTTACATTCTCTGAGAGGTCATTTACGACCTCGATTGCTTCAGTAGCGTTTTGTTCCGCAGTGGCGGCAGAGGTTTGAGCCTCCGTGGCACTGTTCTGAGCTGCGGTTGCAGAGCTTTGAGCAGAAGCAGCCGAATTTTCCGAGCGTTTTGCCTCCCCGCGCGCGGTTTGAGCTGCTAACTCTGCATCAGCAGCTCTTGTAAGTGCATTGTTTGCGTTGGTATTTGCCGTATCAGCAAGAGCCTCAGCCTTTTCAGCGGCTTTCTCTGCCTTAGCAGCAGAGGCGGCTGCTGCTTCAGCACTACCTTGTACAGCGTCTTTAAGCGTTTTAACTTTCATATTGTAGGTTTCGCTTTCGGACGATACAAGAATAAGGTCGTTGTCCTTAGCTTCTGCAAGTGTGGCAAAATCCTCAATTCGTCTGTCAGACATTTTGTGTCCTCCTTTTAGATTTTAATTAGCTATCCGGGTTAGCCGAGCCGCTTTCAAGGGCTGCCAATCTGACTAAAATACCCTCAATGGCACTGCTTATATCAGCAACAGTGCCTTCGAGGGTTAATACATTTTCCTGCAAGTTTTCGACAGTGCTTTTTAGTTCGGAAATATCCGAAGCTGCCGTACCGCTTGCTGTTTTCAGGTCGGTTATATCGGTTTGTATATCGCTAACCATTGTAGCTGTTTGTTCGTCAGAGGCAATGAGGCTATCAATCTTACCCTGTGCCTCACATAAAGCCGTATTCAGTGTCACTATTGCACTCTGAGCGGATGTAACATTTGTTTTCAGTGTAGCAATATCCTCACTGTTTGTGGTAATACGCTGTTCGTGGTTTTCTCTTACGCTTTCAAGCGTTCCTATGGAGGCGGTATGTGCCCTAACGCTTTCTTGCATTTCGTTAATGCTTGAGGTGTGTCCGGCTACCGTCTTTTTTAGTTCGGAAATATCCGAAGCTGCCGTACCGCTTGTTGATTGCATATCTGCAATTGCACTTTCGAGAGCAGATATAGCATTTGCCTGATCCTGTATTCCGTCTATTTTAACGTTGCTTTTAATACGATAGGCGTTTATAGAGCTATCATAAAAAATGCAGTCCTCCATAACACCGTCACCATTTATAGCCTTAAAGGATAGGCTTTCACCATTTAGCTGCACCTCAGCTTTGGTTTCAGAGGTATTTGCCGTACTTTTCGCCGTCAAGCCGTCCTGAGTGTTTAGGGTAACGCCTGCATAGTTTGTATTTTCGTCAAGTAAACCCTTGCTTTTTAGTTTATCAACCTCTGTTAAAAACGGATATTGCCTTGCAAGTTCATTGCTTGAAGGGGCTGATATATCGGAGCGATAATCAATGTCAAGTGAGATGGACATAGTATAAATAACACTACATACTGTATCACCGATTTTTACCCAATCGCCAAGCTCTGTGGCAGGATCGTAACAGGCTCTTGTAGCCGTAAATGGTGAATAAACAAGCCCGTTGAAACGTTCATACAAGGCTTTGCATATATTAGCGTTTGCATACGGGTTAGCGTCAATTACCAGTTCAAAGCCGGAATCGTCACCATAGCTGAAGGTGTTACTGCTTTCATCAGACATTGTTACCTTGCTGACTGTAACAGTTTTACCCGTTGTAATGCTACCAACAACAATAGGCACGTTGATAAGACCGCCCACAGCGTCAACGCTGCCATCTAAGCCCCACACCAAGTAATGACCGTCTGAGGTAACAATAGGGTTGTGTACTTTGTCTGTGATACGGTGTGTCACGGGGATAACGGAATTAAGAGCTGTACCCGGCAAAGCAGGTTGTGTATCTTGTCTTTCGTATTCAGTTAAACGGTACACAAGTCTGTGTCCGTCATCTGTAATAACGGTGTTGTAATCCTCATCTATGACATTGAATGTTTCGTTCGGGGAAGCGATAAGCGGCACAAGTCTTAACAGATTTTCTTCTGTTATAATCCAGTTGCCACCGTGTACTGCACCAATATAACCCAACACCTGCTGCATAGTCTTTCCTGAGGGGTAAGATACAAGGTAATCAGCACCATATAATATTTTAGTTCGTGGATCAATGCCGACACCGATACGAGCTGCTATTTCCTCAACACATACTTTCATTGATTTAGGCCACCCCTCAGAGCTTTCGCCTTCGCTCAAATATAGTTGTGTTGTTTTCAGCATTGCATCATAGCAAGATACTGTCAGTAAGCCGTCATAATCAGTATCGGGAACATCAACAAAGAATGTACCGTATTCCAGCCATTCACTGTATTGTATATCGTCCGTAATTCTTGCCTTAACGATAATAGGAGCGGTTGTGTCTATCACATCATCTGTCAATATTGATACCTGAAGTGTAGCAGATATGCAATTACCGACAGACAATGGATCAGACAACAAAGAGCGTTCTATTTTCGGGGCAGATATTTTGTCATATATCTTACCGTTGGTTTCAACAACAGATTCTACTCTAAACCTGCCACGTGCGGCAAGTTTCGTCCAGATAGGGCTTCTATGCCGCATAATATCACCTCTCTGTAATGTTAAATGTTACACCGTCATAAACGGTTTTGCCGCCTGAATATCGTTGTATACCCTCGTTGATAGTGGAGCAATAGTAGGTTTTTTCCAAATATCTGTTTGTTTTAGCGTCAAGAGTTGTGATTGATACATAGTTATCATCTGCGTACATATCAGATAACAGTTGCATCATAATATCTTCATCCAATCGTAAAAACGAAACAGTGTATTTTGCTTTTGTAGCAATACGAGAACGATACATCAATCCGTCAAGGAGGTTACGTCCGCTACCATCTGAATCAAGATCGTTTCGAGTGGGTTTCAGCCCCTCTTCGGTTAAATAATCTGTATAATCATGATTATTTACCTTGAAAATCGGTTTCACTTTCGCACCTCCTTACGCTGTAGTCAACGGTGATTTACCGTTCATACGGGTACGGCGGTTAATCTCTTTAATAATGCCTGTTGTTAGGCTGTTAGTATCAAGGTTTACAGTAGTACCACTGTAGTCCTGTATCGCCCCTACAATCGCTGTTGTAGCGTTTGTAACAGACTGGATAATAACAGAGCTTAACTCATCATTAGAAGCCGTTATAGCCTCTGTAACTCCGTTCTGCGGGCCGTTGTTAGCCGAAGCCGCAACGCTATAAGGTATTACGTTGCCTGCCATCGCAGGAACAGAGAATGTAACGCCCTCAGCTATCGCTTGCAGCCTGTCAAGTAGGTTTGTAAAGCTGTCAGCAATCTTATCAGAAAAGCCTGTTAAAGCTCCGTCAACCTCTGCTGTTGAAATGATACCGCCTATATCGTATTTACCAGCATTAGCCTCAGCAGCTATAGCGTCTGCAAGTCCTGTAACCGTATCAACAACAGAATCCTCAGAGGCTTCAATACCTTCACCAATACCATAGCCGATATTCAAACCGACAATATCACGGAAAAGTCTTGACGGTGAGTGAATACCAAGAGCTGATTTTGCTTTATCAAGAAGGCTTGTAGCGAGGTCGCCAACCGTATTTTTAAGCCAACTCCACCCGCTATCAATACCACTTTTGATACCGCTACAAATGTTACTACCAACGCCAGACCATCCCTTGTTTTGGATGGTACTTTTGATATTGCTCCAAGCGGTTGAAGCTGTACTCTTGATATTGTTCCAAGCACCTGAAATATTAGATTTCAAAGTGTTGTATGAAGAGGTTGTATTTGTTTTAATGTTACTCCAAGCATTTGAAACGGTTGTTTTTACATTCGTCCAAGCAGTTGAAGTAGTACTCTTAACACTGTCCCAAGCACCGCTTATGAGTTCACCGAGATCACTAAGTGCATTACTGAAAAATTCTGTAATACTGTTCCAAGCATCGCTTATGCCGTTCCATAAGCCCTCAATAACATAGCCGCCCATTTCAGCCATTTTTGTAGACGGGGAAGAAATACCAAAAGCATTTTTGAAGCCTTCAATAAAAGGATTCCATATGTTTTCTACTATCCAGTTTCCTACGTTTTTAAGAGCGTCTATGATGCCGTTCCAGATACCCTCAATTATGTTGCCGCCTGCTTCTTCAATGTAGGTATTAAAATACTCTTTCGTATCCTCAAAGCCCTGTTTCAGCGATTCCCAAAAGCTCTTACCGAGTTCAACCAAGAGCTTAGCACAACCGCCGATAGCACCACCTAAAAGTCCGAAGGCTTTGGAAACAATACCGCCCCAATCAATGTTTTGGACGATACCTACAAGGCTGTTCCAAAGATCAGTACCGAGCTTGCCCCAATCGAGCTTTTCAACAAAGCCGATACAGAGGTCAAGCAAACCTTTTACAGCGTCACTCAAAGCACCCGCGGCCTGACTAAAAGCACCCACCCAATCAATCTTGTTAACGCCTTCAGCAATACCGCTACCAAGTCCAGCCCAATTAAATGTGGTGATTGCACTGCGTATTGATTCCAGGGCTGTAATAAAGCCTGTTGAAATTGTTGTACCGAGTTTGCCCCAATCAAAGCCGGACACTAAGCTGTTAAGACTTCGGGCAAATGCGGCTGTAACAGCGGGCCAATCGAATTCCGTGATAGTCAAATACAGTGTGTTAAGTACAGTGTTTAGCTCCTGAGCTACTGTATCACCCAAAAGCTCCCAATCAACAGTATAAATAAGTGAGTTAAAGCCTTCGGCGATACTGCTTACAATCTTTGTAACAGTACTGCCGACATTATCCCAGCTTATAAAATCGTTGACTTTTTGCAAAGCAGTGTTGATACCATAGCCGATAATACTGCCGATTTCTGCATAATCACCGGCTTTAAAAGCAGCTTTTAGTCGGTCAACAAAATCAGTAATATTTGATTCAATTGCTACCTCCTCAAACATTTCTGACGGTGATACACCGCTTGTGTCACTTTCGCTGGAAGAGCTGTCACTAAGCACATTCAGCTCATCAAATCCTGCAAGCTGTTTCTGCGCTTTTTCAGCTGCCGTACTTGTGCTATTGAGCGATTCGGCATAATCTTCCTGCACAGCGGTTGCCTTAGTGAATGTTTTAGCACCCGTAAGGGCAGCTGTAAACTTACCGACGTATGTGAGCGCTGATGATAGGTAGTTTATCAGTGTAGCAAGCATCGGCGTTACTGCTGTGAGTATCGGGGCAAAGGCTGTAGCCAAACTATTTTTAAGCTGTGTTAGCCCTGATTTCAGTGTTGAGAGGCTTGCATTTGTTTGACTTGAATACTGAGCAAGGTTATTTACACCTTCCTTAATACTCGTAAACATTGCCAAAATCAGCTTACGAATAAGCATACGCTTAATCATACTTCCTAAGCCTGTTATCTTTTTACCGAGCTTACCGATAGCCTGCGTACAACCGCCGGATGCAGTTTTGCTGAGCGACTTTAGCTTTGAAATACCTGTTTGTATTCCTGCCTTCAGTCCCTTAAATGCAGTTATGCCTACTTTTCCTACCGTGGAAAAAGCCCTGCCGATACCTTTTGCGATAGATAAGAGCCTATTGCTTGAATTACCTGCATTATCGGCTTCAGAGCGCATCTGCGCAAGTCTTGATTTTGCAGAAGCAAGAGAGCTTTCAAGCTGTGAGTATTCTGCTGTATCTGTACCCATTTGAAAGGCTGTGCCGTTTGCACGCATTTCCGCTTGTTCGCCCTCATATTCTTCTATTTTCCTTTTTGCAAGGTCAATATCATACTGTAAGGACTTCCAAGAACGAGAGTTCTTTTTAACCCCCGTATCTTCCATTTTTATTTGCTTATCTTCCAGTTTCGCAAGCTCATTTTTTGCCTTTTCAATTTCAGTGGTAAGCCACTGATAATCTTCTGTGGGCACTCTTTTATTGCCGAGGCTTTCCATTTTTGCCTCAATATCTGAGATAGTCTTTTCAAGTGTTGTAGCCTTTGCATCAAAGGTTTCTACAGCACTTGTATTGCCAGATATGACCTTTTGAAAGGTCGGGCCAAGCGAATCCATTTTAGTATTCAGCGATTTTATGGCCCGTTGCAATTCTGCACTTCCGGCTCTAAAACCTTGTGCGTCTATCTCAGTGTCAATAATAATAGAGCCGTCAGCCTGTTCTGCCATAATATCACCTTCCTTTTTACTTAGCCGAGCAATGCGTTAAGCCTATCCTTAGCCTGTTGTTCCTCAGCAGATAATTTCTGCTTCAAAACACAAATGCTTTTGTTAGCGTTCCAATATTCACGTTCCCATTTTTCAAGTTTTTTACCTTTTGCCCTTTTGGTGCGTATACTGAGGATATGAGAAAACACGCCCTCTGAAATTTCCATATAGTAACCTAAAAAAGTCCACCAATGGATATAATCAGAGTTGCGTGTTTCAATACCAGCCACTTTGTTAATAGCCGGGAATACAAGTGCTTCGTCCTGTTCCCAATCCATAATGTGTAGGGGTTTTGCTTGTTCCCCCGTCATACCATTATCGATAAAATTTAGAGCTGCCTTAAATGCAGCTTCGTATTCTTTATCGGGTATGCTTGAAAAATCCTCATACAGAATGAAAAGACAAATATATACCTTTTCTTCGTTCTCGAGTTCAGGATCGGAAAAAGCACATAATATTTTTAGTATATCTCTAAAATCAGTACGTATAGCGTATTCTACGCCGTTCACCTCAAGGCTCTTAGGAAGTGAGCCTATCATTTTCTGCCGTCCTTATGCTTACCAGTCCTTGCCTGATAGCCGTGAGTGTACTTATTTACCCTGTTATTTACCTTTGCAACCTCTCTGTCAAACTGACGAGAAATAAAGGCAGAAACGGCTGACAGAGCGTTTTCGCAATAGAAACGCCCGTTGACAGGTGAAAACGGGTGCATTTTGCCGAAGAACGCTTCAGACATATTTCCGTCAAATAAGAAGTCGCAAGCGTCATACAGGCGTTTTTCTGCCTCTTTAAGAGCTGCCTGTTCCGCTTCGTTCTTTTCATCTGCTGTTCCGTCAGGGTTGATATTCACATTTTCCAAGGGTGATGTAATGTTATCAAAATCATTTGCTACCTTATTCCAACGGTCAATAATGCCAATATCAGTAGGACGGATAAAGAACACGCCAATTTCCTTTTTGAATTTGTTAAGAATAGGTACTCTAATACTACCGTCATCTATGGTAATATTGATATTTTGCTGTACCACATTGTTATCTGCCACAATAATCTACCTCCAAATTTTAGATATAAAAAAATAAGCGGCTCTGCCTATATCACAGAGCCGCTTTATGTGACTTAGCCCTGTGCAGGTGTAAAGGTTTTTGTTGCGAGGTCAAAAGTACCTTTAACACGTTCACCCGCATTATAAACAGAAAACGGAATCTGAACGCCGGAAGTATCGCCGCCGATAGTGTTAGGAACAACCCAAACTTTCTCACGATAAGCCCAAAGTACGGTACCGTCCTCTTTCAAGAGAACATCAACCTTAGTTGTTACGCAGTCCTCACCTGTCAAACGTTCGTTGGCGATTTCTGAAAGTCGCTCAAACAGGGGATCGTCATAGTAGGCGTAGAACGGATCAACCTCACTCTGTACTTCGTAGCCGTTGTGATTCACTGTTTGCTCGCCGATAATGTTCTTTTTGACCTCAATATCAGGGTTTAGCTCTTCATTAAACTCTTCAAGGTCAGCGCCAAGTCTGATGTAATTAGTATCTTTAGCGCCAAAGCTGGCGTCAATGAAATGCGCAAGAAATTTACGCTCAATCTTTGCCATAATGTTCACTCCTTATGTTTATTTATTAAATTCGTTTTCATATCGAAGTGTAACCGATATGATCCAATCCTCAACGCCGTCATTGTATACACCATTGAGGTGTGCCGGGTTTGTTCGGCTTATAGACTTGATAACACGATTTCCTGAAGTAAGCTTAGGGTATTCTGTCATTTGACAGATCTGTTCACCGAGTACTACCGGCTGCCTTTCGAGCCACTTTCCGAAAGTGTCTAAAAACTCCTTTATTCTCAGCTTTTGTGCTTCGGTTTTCGGAGCTGCTCTGTAGACAATGTTAAAGGGGTACAGACACACCTGTTTAACGTGTCCTGTTATATCCTCGTTGTTAGCAAGCAGAGCTACGCCGGAAGTGGGGAAAAAGCCTATGCCTGATGTATCGCTGAGCGTGGAAAACAAAACGCTCTTTCCGTCAAGCCCCGGAAAAGTATTAAGCAAGGTTAAAAGTACCTTACTAACGGCTTCCGTACCGTCTATGTCAATTAGGCTTTTAAGTGCCATACTATTTATCCTCCGCCTGCTCTTTGTTTTACGCCCGCTATCCAATACTCACCGTTTTGCGCCTTAGCAGTGTCAAACCAGTGGTCTGTAGCTTGCGGATTTGAATATGTCAAGGGGCGGTCTGTGAGTACCTTTTTTGCGCCTTTTCTTGCCCACGGACTACCCGTAACAGGATCAACCATAACCTTACCGCCGTACTGAAAACGAGCGTAAGGTCCGGGGAACACAACTTGTTTGCCGCCGCTTTCTGTGTGAGAGCACTGTTGTAGTCCCCCTGTTAAATGTGGCATAAACGGCTTGCAATCCTCAAGCACTCTATCACCGAGCCACTGTTGAGCTTCAGCAAATTGTCTTGAAAATCTGTCGAGTGATATTTCGCACCTGAAATTAGCGGCAACATAAGAAATGTTCGGGAAGTGTTGCATTTCGGCCATATTATCTCCCCCCTATTTCAAAGTGAGGAAGTAGGCTGTAAAAGACGGCTGAGGTTATCATATACACCTCATCTTTGATTTCGTTTATATCGTGGTATAAGCCTGAATCTGAATCATCATCTATGATAGGTGAGAGGTCAGGCCATACGCCGCCATAGATAAAATCGCATTCGGGTGTAAAGGTGATACAGCCGGAAGGGTTATCACATACTGCATACGTCTTAGCTCCTGTGTAGCTTTTCAATCCCTCAGAGGTTTCAATAGCTTTCTCTTTGTTACAGTGTATAATGATTTCTACTGTATCACCGTTGACTGTCCCCTCCTTAGTTGCATTGTTAGCCTTACTTGCAATCAGATCAACGCCGGAAATAACAGAAGGATACCAAACACCTGTTTTCTTGTGAAAATTAAACAGTGTTATTGTGTTTTGATACACGGCGCACACCTCCTGCATAAAGCAAATTAACGCCCTCAGCGTCCGGGATATTAGCCAGATACTTAACGGCTATATTGCTTATGAGTTTCATTCGTTCGTTGTCATTTGCGGCGGCAGCAGCATATACAGAAGCAGCAGCGTTATTCACTGAATATGAGATTGATTCTCTGCCAGATGATACAGAGGCAATAGCGCCTCTGTATGAGCCGTCTGCGGCTTGCTGTGCTGCTACCGCTTTGCGTTGTAAGTCCACCTGAAATAGAGCCTCAGCTACAGCACACACAGCCTTACGCACCTTAGTAATGTGAGCCTCTACAACGGGAAACGCAAAGGTTAAACGTCCAAATGTAAGGGTGTCAATTTCATCACTTGCCATATCAAGCCACTTATCGGCGTTATCCTCAGTCAGCATATCGCCGTAGTAGCTATCCTTGTAGAATGTGTAATCTGCGTATGCCATAGTACAGCCTCCTTATTCAGCAGTTTTCTTATCGTCTGCTTTCTTATCGTCAGACTTCTTAACTGCCTTGACAGCTTCGTATCTGTCGGATTTTTCCACAAGGGTAATAGTGCCTTTATCCTCAACATTTATGATATTGCCTGTGATAATGTTCTTAAATCTTGCCATTTTGAATTACCTCCTTAACAGTAATGCGCTTGATTAAGCAGTAGCCTTATTCTTGAAAATAAGGTCAGGGGTTACAGCCTCAGTGCCGTAGTGGTAGAAGAGAGAAACGCCGTAAGCCTCAGAAAGAGGGATTTTCTCTGCAACATACTGATTTGCCATAACAGGCTGAGCAACAGCACCGTCAACCATAAGCAGATACTTAACACCGGCAGGGAGGTTTACACAGCTCTTGCAGTCAACACCGTGCCAAGTGTAAAACTCTTCAGCAGCAGTATCTACATTAGAGCGTGTCTGCTTATCGAGGTTGTTTCTCACCTTGCCGTAGTAAGCAGTGTTAAGAACAAGGTGCATCATAGAACGAGGCACACCGTCAACAAAATCGTTCTTAGTGTTCTCGCACTCCTGAATAACTGCCTCAAGCTCATCTTCGATAGCCGTACCTTCTGCGATTTCAACCTCAACGGCTGCGTTAGCAGCAGTAGCAAAGAATTTGCTGTCAAGCTCAGAGAGCATACGCAGAACGTGGTTTGCACTACGGCGGTCAAGCAAGCCGTCAACGCCGTAGAGCTTAGTGTCCTTATCCTCAATTTCTTCAACAATTTCGCTGTCCTCAGAAATTTTAACGGTTACAGGCTTAGCCTTTACCTTGTTGCCAGCACCGGCAGCACGAGCAGTGCCGTAAGCCTGAGATTTTGCGTTTACAAAACGCTTTGCTTCCACAGAGCCGGAAGCAGGATCGCCGGACAAGTCCGCATTTTTCATACCTGCGGAAACAAGCCCTTTCATAACATTTTCAATTACCTTGCCGTAGAGTTCAGAAAGATACTCTTTGCCTTCTTCCTGAGTAAGAATACTCAATGCTTCAATTCTTGCCATAATAAAATCATCCTTTCAAATTAGAAAATTTTAGGGGGCGTAAACTTTTCAGTTGCAGGCTTAGAATCGCCTGTCGGACCTGTAAAAGTAGGCGCTTTACCCTTTAATGCAGCTTCTTTTTCGGCGGCTGCTTTTTCCTCTGCTGTCTGATACAGTCCTGCGTCCCGTTCTTTTGCGGCTTTCATATAATCATCAAAGCCGAAAAATGCACCGTCTTTCCAAGTCAATCCCGATTCCTCTGACATACAATCAGATGTGAGCTGCTTACGGGCAAACGGGGATTTTACGCCGTATTCGTCCAGCTTTTTGTTAATCCAATCCCTCTGATCTCTCTGAGTGAGCTGTTTTTCATAGCTCTTTTTCGTTTCCTCAGCCTGTGTCTTGTAGGTTTGGATTTCTGTCTGAATCTGCTGGGGGTCAATACCCTCAAACTTTTTCAGGGTTGCTTCGGCTGTTTCGAGGCGGTTTTTATAATCGTCACGCTCAGTTTCAAGGTCAGAAGCAATTTTCTTTTGCTTCTCAATATCCTTGCCATTGAGTGCAAAGACCTGTTTAACCTGTTCTTCGGTCAAGCCAATAGCGGTGAGTTCTTCTGTTTTCATAGAAATACCTCCTGTGCGTCCACATTAGCAGTTATTTCAGAGGTTGCAGCCTCCTGTGGATTTCGGCATTGTTAAGACCGCCGATAGTCTAATGTGGTACCCCTGTCGGAATTGCACCGACCAAAGCTAAGAGGGGCGTATAAAAACACACGATACGATTTGTACCGTGTGTTTATTTCTGTGTACGCCTTGCGACAGCCGCCGCTTTAGCTGCCTCTGAACGATTCCATTTAGCTACTGTTATACGGTCAGACAGCTTTTTAAGTCCGTTCGTATCGCAAAAATCGTTGTAGGCTTTATTGCGTTTGGTAAGTAAAGTCGCTTGTTTATCGTATTCAGCCTGAAGTGTAGCTTTTGCCTGTTCATCACTTGTGGCGTTGATA